GAGGGAGTCTCTGCAGGGTCAGGACTAGGGGAATCAGCTAAACCAAGTTTGTTAGCATAAAAATCACCTGAATTTTCTGAAGTAATTACATTACTTGCTTGTCTATCACTCATGAGTTTCCTCAAGTATTTTGCCTGGTTAACCTAGCCAGTAAGGTTTGTGGGCAATATAACCCAAAATCATAAGGCTGTCAATTATTGTTGCTGATTAGGCATAATAGATTGTTCAGCCATTGTCATTGCTGTGTATTGCTCCTGATTTCTCATTTGGATTTCTCTTTCCAATCTGGCAGTATCCATGTGATGCAATAACATATCAGCAATTGCCTCAATTTCTACTCTGTTTTGGCTAGTTATAGCTCTGGTATTGGCATCATGAACCCTAGCCTGTAGCACTGATTCTGTGTTATGAGCCTTGGCTGTCTGCCTCATTAGCTCTCTCTTAGTTTCCTCAGTCTGCTTGACTTGCTCAATGTCTTGTCTTTGTTGCATAGCCAGTTGCATAGCTTGCAATTGCTGTGTGAGTTGCTGGACTTGAGCCTGACCTTGCTTAATCATTAGTTGAGCCTGTGGAGGAATATCAGAGTGCTCATCAATCTGGCTCAGTGGGTTCAGAGCCGCCAATCTATCAGCAATAGTCTCAGCCCCAGGGAAGTCCATATTCCTAAACACCAAGTCTCCAGCCACATTAAATAGCTCAGGTTTGGCTAGTAAAGGCATCATTGCATCCACAGCCTCTTGTCTCTTGCTGTTGTACCCTGGGCCGGTCTCCATCACCACATCATACTGCCCTACAGTTACATCATTAAGCACTCTGCCCACAGCACTTTGCTCATTTATGGTTAAAAGGTCTGGCTTTCCATCATCCCCAATAATTCTCATAACTCTTTCAGTGTCATAAATCTTGGGAATTAGGTCTAAAAGTATCTTGCCAACATGGGCAATTGACTTGGTTAGATTGTCATAGAGGTCAAAATTGGTCAAATCCACTTGCATTTGCTGACCATTTAAAGCCTTGCCAGACATATTGCCTTGAAGTTGCTGTGATGGGTCATAGATGCCAATTATGGTTGCCATGTCCTGATTAATCTCTTGGGCCGCTGTCAATATCCCAGTAGGAGGAGGCTCTGGTTGCATCCTTTGTGGAGGAGGAGCTGGGTTGCCATCAATATCAGTCTGCTTATATCTCAAAGTAGCCATTGACTTAATGTTGGCACTTGCCCAGTCCAACTCATGACCCTCATCTTGCCCCTCAGCCATCACCCATTTTGCCTTTGGAGCTAATGCAACAGACTCAGTCATGGATGTGACCCAGAAGTTGTACATCCTCTGCGCATCCTTGGCGTGTCTGACCATGCCAAATTTCTTTCTCTTATCTCCAATCACTACATGCCTGCCATAGACTGGGACAATTGGGATGTAGTACCCCGGCCAGTCCTTCTCCTCCAGTACCTCAATTGCTGTTAGCTTTTTCCACTTGATTGTCTTTTTGACACTAGGTCTTTCATCCACTATTTCTAGACCAGCTTTGCCAATTCTTTCAAAAAAGTCTTTAGTATCAGCAAACCTTGCAGAGCCATCACTTAATAAATATAGTTTGGCTTTCTCTCTAACTGTGTAAAAGTATTCAGCAACTCTAATATCTTCCCTAGTAATCCATTCACTTTGGGTATCCCCAGTACCTCTGGATGTGAATGAAGTGTCTTGTGCATCTGGATACATTTCCTTAAACACAGACTTTCGCATCATGGATGTAATCAGGCATCTTTCTTGGTCTGAGCCATCCACTGCAATTGAATTTGGGTCTAAATAAACTGTAAATGGGTTATCAATAGGATCAATAAATAGTTCTTGGTCAAAAGAGTCTTCCCTTACATATCTGTGGTCAACTCTTAAATATCCCCATCCCATTCTAACTGCATAGTTGTAGGCATTGTCATAAGCATTATCTGCATTGGAGTTAACTTCTATGTGCCTAACCATGCCTTGGATGACTTTGGCATCCGCTGCATCTTCCACAGTATTTGTGGCATGAACCCTAATTCTGGGTCTTTGTTGTCTTTGCTGGTTAGTAACTTGCCTGCAATAGCCATCTAGTTTATTGATAGTTAAAACTGGTCTGGACTCAAGGTTTCTTGAATTCTGCAAGTCAACCGGCCACTGATCGCCCCCACTTGCAAACTTCAAGTCTTCCAAGGCTTCTTGCCTGTTCATTGTGTCTGCATCATTAGCAAACTTCAGGAACTGTTTTGCCTCATCTATGATGGGGTCATAATCTGTTTCTAGTGGGTCAAGTGCCATTTAATTTGCCTTTTTTACTGGTATATTGTTCATTTCCTGAATATCTAAAATGTGCTCATGACCAGGAAAAATCACATAATTTCTTGAGCCAGTTTTTTTACTTCTACTACTTCCATCAAAATATCTTAAACCTGGTACTCCATTTTGAGCCAATGCCGCTTCTCCTGATCCTTTGCTACCTGTTAATGATTCCCAAGTATTTAAAAATTGATTTGGAGTTACTTGTTTACCATAAAGCAAAGATAAATCACCACCTAAATCATCTATAGCATTAGGTGGCAATAAACCTTTTGTTTTTTCAATAGCTTGTTGTACATGGTCACTTTGTTTACTTATTGGTTTATCCCAATCCATCATTTTTTCTATATGTTCATCAGGCAAATCAATCTTATATAGTGCTCCTTGAACTGCTGAAATATCTTTTCTTTTAATTTGGCTTGCAGTGTCATACATTTTTCTATAATAATCTAATCCCCCCATATCAAGTGCATGTTCGTCACCTGATTTTGATAATTCAATGCCCATTTTTGCTATTTTTCTTGCAAATTGCGGCCCTTGATGAAAAGAAAGAGCAACAGCATGTCTTTCTGGGTCTCTCGGACCTGAATCTTCATATTGTTTACCATTCCAAGTAAACGTATATGGGTCTCCTATTCCTGATAGTTGTTTTTGATATTGTTGACCAACTTTAGGATTTTCAGCAACATATAAACCATGACCAAAAACTTGTTGACCTTCTCCAGTACCAATTTTGCTAGGATCAAATTGTGTAAATTTATATGGGCTACCATGCCAAACAGTCATTCCAACAGGGTTATATGCATTAGCCATATCTTGAGCTAATGCTTGGGTTTTTTCACCTGTAAATCCTGGTTCTTGTGTTGCTTCAGACAATTGTTGGTTATATTGACCAGCTCTATCATTAGCATTACCTACCATTTGCTGAAAACTAGCAATTGGGTTCATGGCAGTATCTGTCAATTTGCGCTTAAAACTATCTGTAGCGCTGAATATGTCGGCTAGTGTAGGCACATTTACTCCAAATAAGTTATAAAGCCATCCAAGATTGTGGTGGTGCATAGTTTACTTGCTTTGGTCTTCTTGGTCTAGTCTCTTGAACACCTAAAGCAACCATCCTAAAAGCATCTGCTCCATGTGAATACTGGTCATGGAGTGGGTTTTTACTAAAAGCCTTTGTCTCTGGGTCAACTTCATACTTGTAATGCCTGAGACATTGCAAGCCATCATAGCAATTATCCCTGTCAAAATAACAGTTCCTGAACATGGTTCTGGAGGCATTAATGGAATCCACAATGCTAGTTCTTGGGATTATTTTTGTCTTGAACCCAGCATTTCTGACAATTTCCTCAATGGTTCTGCCTTGAGCGGCCAAGGTCTTATTCTGGGCATCATGAGGCAACCACAATGTGTCATACACATAACCAAAGGTCTGCATCAATGCCAAATAATGGCTCATTGTCTGTTGACTATCCTCAATGTACCTAATAAACCTGATTTCCTGAGCTATGAACTGAACAAACCAGATGGATGTGGAATCTGCCCATCCCAAGTCAAACACAGCATGAACTGGCTTGGTTGGGTCATATCTAACTTTGGTGATTCTTTCCTCCAACTCTGCCATTTGCATCTCTCTAGCAAACACAGCTCCATCAACAGTCTGCCTACAAAGCCCTTCCCAGACTGTGTTGTATGCCTCAATATCTCTAGCTTGGAGAGTTCTCCTCTCATGATCTAGTACTTCTGGAAACCAAGGATTATCACTCCAATTCACCTTTTGGGTAATACAGTTATCAGGCTTATGGAGAATAAATCTTTGATAAGTGGCATCTGATTCCAACTCAGGATTCATGGTTATCCAGATTTCTGAGTCCTTGGCACGAATAGTAGGGATGAGAATATCCCAACTCCTGGCTGAAACCGCCTGGGCCTCCTCTACCCACACAATGGTGCAACCCTCATAGGATTTAATATTATGTGGATTGTTTTTCAATCCAACAAAAGCAAACTCTGTCCCATTTGCTCCCCTGATGCTATTTTGGGTAATCTCATAAAACCCAATTAAACCTAGTTCTATGATCTGGTCACTTAATAACTTATGAACTGATTGAGATATGGAGTTCTGAAACTCCCTTGCACACAAAATCCTGTGGACTTGCTTTGCACCCAAGATGAGCAGTGCTCTTGCAACAGACCATGATTTTGCTGACCCTCTGCCTCCAAAGATGCATTTATACCTTGATGGCTTAAACAGGCACTGAAGCTTGACTGGAAACTCAGCCTTTTTAATAGCTTGATTAAGTTCACTCTGCTCCATCTGGCTTTACAAATGTGACCTGAAGATGAGGCATGATGACATTTCCACTTGCATCTTCAAGAGTTGTTGCCTGAACTGCCTTCCCATCAATCCTATCCATTAGCTCTCTAATTGCCCAAGGTTCTCCTTCCTCAGCTTTGCTAATCAGGACTTCAGCAATTGCTCTAGCTCTATGAGGCTCTTGGGAAAGAATCATCCTCAGCTTTTCCTGGAAAAGTCTGCCTTTAGCTGAGTTAATATTACCTAGTGGAGCACCCATATTGTAAATTTATGTATATATTTGATTTTAATATAACTTTTAGTTATTTGGACATGACTTTTTGTATCAACCCACCAAGTCTATCATCAGATAATACTTTAGTGTATCCATTGTTAATTAATTGATGAATTGCAGTTGCTTTATCTTCATGCTGACTATCTTTAATTGCTCCTTGATTGTCATATTCAGTAGCTTGTTGTTTACCTTTTTCTTTGGGACTTTCATGGATAAATGAAAATCTTTTCTTGTCTTTATGCATAAACCCATTAATTTCAGATTTAGCCAATTCTTTTGCAAAATGGTGAATTGCTTTATCAGATATTGGTCTTGCCTCTATTTGGTTGATCTTACTGGCATCTATTGGTTTATCAGAAGCAAAGGCTCTTTCATGAATTGGGGTAATTTTTGTCCCCAACATGGATTGCTGTGAGTTTTCAATAGGTCTAAGTGGAGTGTGGTAAACATAGCCTTCATGACCAAAAGATGCATTTTCTATATCTTCTGGAACATCTTTTGACATTCTTTCTAATACTTGTTCATGGCTTTTGTCTTCTTTCAACAAACCATGTCTAAGCATTTCTTGCCTATCAAATTCAGCTTTATTTGCACTTGTTACAGTTGGCATGATTAGGCTTGTGGAGTTTCAGTAGCCTCAATTGTAGTTTCTTGCACTGGTTGTGCAACAGGCATTTGCTCATTAGCTTTTGCCATTAATTTCTGTACTAATATTTGCATGTCCCTGATTTTGTGCTCAAGGCTAGTAATTATTAAGTTTACATCTTGGATTTCATGTTCAAATATCATTTTGTTTTCCTTGTCTATGCTTTCTGCCTGTACCTTTTTTGGTATAACTTGGGTTTTTGCCTGCTTGCCATTTCATGAACAAATGCTCATCAAAGCCAAGTGCTATTAATAGATGGACTGCTAAACTGGCTTTCATTTCTTTTTAGCTTTCTTTTCTGCTTTACGCTTTACATTCAGCGCAATCGCAACCGCTTGTTTTTGTGGTTTACCAGCCTTAATTTCAGCTTCTATGTTCTTTCCAACATTCTTCTCAAGTTTTGATTTAATTAACGGCATCTATTTCCCCTTTAGTAACAACAAATTGAGCCTTTTCATGTGGTCTTTTGTAAACTTTTTTATGTATTTTTGAAAGTTCATCAAGACATTCAATTCTTAAATGATTTTCATATTCATACAATTTACCTGTTAACCATTCAATCTTATTTCTAAGAAAGTATAAAAATTTTAATTTAAAAGTTTGTTCCTTCTTAGTTAAATTAAAACTCATTCAACTTCCTCCACAAAACAAACATCTTGCCATGACATTACTATTAGTTTTTCATCACCATCTTTGAAATTATGATACTTTAAGTATTCATCTTTGTAATCTTTAGCTAAAGTGCCAAAATATATTTTATCCCCTACCTTTAGACCTTCAGCCTCAGCCTCATCACCAACTGCTATTACATGACCAACTGTGTCTGCCTCAGCAGTTTGGACATATAAACTAGACTGTATTCTTGGAATAGGTCTAACAATAATCTTGTCTTTTATGGGCTTCATGGGATTTGTCTCCCACTTAATTTTGGTCTGCCAGGCTTTTTCTTTTCTGCTTGGTCTATTGCTGGGTTCATAACAACACCCAACTCTAAATTAACTTTAGGTAATGTAATTGTGGTTGCCAAAATCGGATTGTGTTCACCACACCAATCTGTGCTATTTCTGTTTTGGAAAGTAGGGTATCTTTTACAAACACCCATTTCCCTAAATCCCTCTTGGGAAAAATACCTACAAGTCTTACAATGTTGAGCAGTCAATTCAAATCCTTATTATTTGGGTTGATTAGAAATACCCCTTAGACCACGAATCTTTGGGGTATTTCGCTTTTTACATAGTGTCTTGGATATGTGGTGCTCTCTCATGAACATAGCACTCAGACTCTTTTGAGCCAGTGTTAAATTCACCAGTTCTGCCATCTACCTTGCCCATGTGGCTCATGTTTCTAGAACCAATGCTGTCAGCCTTGCCCATAGCAACGCCACCATTTAGAGGTCTTTTGATCTCACCAGTGGTATCAGCAAAATCAGCACCTTTGGGCATCTTTTCTCCAGACATGCCTTTTGTGCCTTTCATGCTGTTTGGTCCGGTCATTTTGTCAAAAGACTTCGGCCCCATCTTTTTTTCACCAGTTGAATCTGATGACTTAGCCCCTTTAGGCTCTTTTTCCATTCCATAATATCCCATTTTTTGTTCCTTGCAAGTTAAAAATTGGAGTCTCAATTATCCCAAATCACTATCTCTTGTCAAGTGAATTTTGTTGTTTTGGATAGCTTTTTTGAGCTTTTGATCTTCCTCCTCCCAGATTATATACATCAAAAAACACCAAACAGCAGTAGCAAAAATTGATGCTCCAAGAAATAAAAGTGCAGATATTATGAGGGAATCAGCCATTTAAATCCTTTGCTAACTCCTCCAGCTCAGGTCTAAAACCACTAGCATCTACCTCAATTTCTAACAATTTTTTGTATCTTTTAATCATTAGTTCAATTTCTCTAAGCCTATAAACAATCTGAATGTCTGGACATTTTTTGTAAAGTGCCTGAAGCTGGAGCTTTCTTTGGGTTAATAGTTCAATCATTTTTAAATGGTCTGGTTGCTTTCAGTTTCTGGGTTGTGCCATCAAATACAAATTCAATATTATGTTTCCCAGTCTTGGAAAACTCCAAATAATCTCCATTAAGTCCTAATTTAAACACTACATTAGCTGAAACTGCAAAATCAGACTTTTCTTCAGGTTTTATTCTGTATTCAAATTCTTCATCCCATTGAGGACTATTAGTATCTTGCCATTCATCATATTTAACTTGAATTTGAGCACCATCTGCCCATTTTTTAATTAGTTCTGCATGTTTGTGTTTCATGTATTTTTCTCCTTTAACTTATCTTCTATTGCTTTTGCTAATTTAGTTGGAAAACCTGCGTGTTTTATTACCAAATCAACAATTTGCTCATCAGTTAATCCTACCCATTCTGATTTAGCTTGGTGATAGCCTTTACTAAAACCTTCCAAATAGCCTAATTCTTTATCAATTTTAGACTTGGCATATCCCTCAAAGTCGTATTCAATCATGTGTTCTTATCCTTTAATTTAGCTTCAATGGCATTAGCAATTTTTTTCCAATGTTCACCTTCTAATTGAAACGCTATTTTGTAAATTTCATCTTCAGTCAAACCTACCCATTCTTTATTACCAAAAAACTTTTCAGCACATGGTAAGCAATACAACGCATAACCACCACCAATTCCACATTCAGCGCACCCTTGTGGTGTGGTGTAAAGAGGTAATGGCTCAACATTGACTGTTACTGGTGCTTCAATTCTTGTTGGCTTTGCCCAGTAAAAACCGCCTTCTTGCGGATTGAAATAAGCAACAGGCTCTTCTTTAGTCATTTTTGTCCCCTTGCACGAATAGCTTCAGCACACTCAACTGAGTAACCATCATCCCAAAAATACCGTTTAGATAGTTCGTCACACAACTTTGCACACTCCTCACGTTCATCTTCAGCAATAGCATCAATAATAGTGCGTACCATACCCTCACTAAAGTGTTCCAAAAGTATCTGTACCGCTGTATCTTTAATCATTGTGGTCTTATTTGATTGAGCAACATTTCTTGTGAAAGAGTCGCATAGCCAAGGGCTTCAGCCATATTGCAGTTAACAGAATAGGTGTTGTAAGCACCTGACTCATCGCTAAAAATAATCACAACTTTGGAGCTAGTAAGCATTTCCGATTTCCATTCATCCATGTGCTCTAAAGCGTTATCTCCAACAGTTGTCATTCCTTCTCTTAGTGCAATTATTTTATTCATTCTTGTCCCCTTGCTCTGATGGCGTTTGAATCGCTTGTCAATGAATATGAATCATGTAATTGCCGAAGCACAGCGCAAAACTTCTCACGCTCTTTTTCAGCTACCAGTTTGGCAAAACCTTCAAGTGCTTCAAAATAAGTACCATCAGGATATGGTCGTATACCAAACAATCCGCATCGTTGAGCCATATCAATTATTTCTTCTTTAGTCATACCACCCCCAATTTATTAAGTATTTAATCCAGTCCTGATCCTCGTTATGGTAAACATACCAAGGGTCATACTTACAACCTATAACTATTCCTGTTTTAGTAGTGGTCATATGTACC